ATGCAACCGTTTGTTTTATATAACTCTGAGCAACGAAAAAAAGTTGAATTTGTACCTCGCAAAGAAGGTCACATCGATATGTACGTCTGCGGTATGACCGTTTACGACTACTGTCATATCGGGCATGCTCGAGTTATGGTTGCATTTGACTACATTATTCGTTTCTTGCGTAGTCAGGGCTGGAATGTTCGCTACATTCGCAACATTACCGACATTGACGACAAAATCATCAAACGTGCGAATGAGAATGGTGAAACAATCCAACAACTCACTACTCGTTTCATCGATGCAATGAATGAAGATGCAGCGAATCTAGGCTGTTTAGCTCCTGATGAAGCACCTAAAGCAACTGAATATATCGACCAGATGCAAAATATGATTGGCAATCTGGTGAATAAAGGCGCTGCGTACCCTGCTTCAAACGGCGATGTTTATTTTGAAGTCACCAAATTTGAAAAATATGGTCGCCTCTCTGGCCGTAAGCTTGATGATATGCAAGCAGGCGCAAGTGAGCGTGTTGATGTAGAAGTTGAAAAGAAACATCCTTTTGACTTTGTACTTTGGAAACATGCAAAAGAAAATGAACCATCTTGGGCATCACCTTGGGGTAATGGCCGTCCGGGTTGGCACATTGAATGTTCTGCAATGTCGACTTGCTGCTTAGGCAATCACTTTGATATTCATGGTGGTGGTTCAGATTTAATGTTCCCGCACCATGAAAATGAAATTGCGCAAAGTGAAGCTTCGACTGGTGAGCAATATGTAAACTATTGGATGCATGTTGGCTTCATTAACGTTGATGGTGAAAAGATGTCTAAATCTTTAGGCAACTTCTTTACGATTCGTGACGTGATGGAGAAATTCCACCCTGAAGTGATCCGCTATTTTATTGTATCTTCACACTATCGTAGTCCTGTGAACTTCTCTGATGTGGCACTGAAAGAAGCAAAAACTTCTTTAACTCGTTTCTATCACTCATTTAAAGCTTACCAACAAGTTTACGGTCAAACGACAACTGAAACGCTTGATCAAAGCTTTATTGAACGCTTTAACAATGCAATGTGTGATGACTTCAACACAGCCGAGGCAATGGCGGTATTGTTTGAACTGAACAAAGAGTTAAACCGTGCTGTAAAAGAAGAGCAAGCTGACCAAGCAACTGTGCTTTATTCGACATTACGTCACCTCACCAACATTTTAGGTTTAGTACAACACAATGTAGATGATTTCTTAAAATCAGATATTGGACAAGAAGCACTTACTTTGTCTGATGCTGAAATTGAAGATTTTATTCAACAACGTGTTGATGCGAAAAAAGCAAAAGACTTTGCTAAAGCAGACGGTATTCGTCAATCTTTACTCGACCAAGGTGTAGTACTTGAAGACACTCGTCAAGGTACAGTTTGGCGCCGTGCTGATTAAATGTTCAATTAAATCACAAGAGTGTTGACACTTTAGTGAAACACTCTATAATGTGCTCACATTGCGGGAATAGCTCAGTTGGTAGAGCATAACCTTGCCAAGGTTGGGGTCGCGAGTTCGAGTCTCGTTTCCCGCTCCAAAATTTGTTGTTAAAAATCAATAAGCTGAAAGATTCTAGCAATCTTTTGGCTTGTTTTTTATTGTCGATAGGTCAGCTATGGCTATTCAAAATAGTCATATTTCACATTAAAAAACGCTTTATATTTCCGTGCCGCCGCCAAAAAAGTGGGTGTCATTTGTACATCTTCAATTTTTGACGGCAGTGCGCCACCATGAAATTTGGAGTGTTAAAAATGCAGAAACCGACCCGTCGCGGCAACGCTTGGCGTATTGAAGTTCGTTTTAAGGGCAAGCGCTACGCTGCCACTCGTGACACAGCTAGCGAATGCGAACAGTGGGCAGCAACCAAACTATTAGAATTACAATCTGAACAACCAACCTCAGAACCTGAAAAAATCCATATTTCATTTCAAGCCCTTTTTGATAAGTATTATCAAGATGAAGGTCGCAAAATGAAAAGCGCCCGTTTAATTGTACAAATGCTTAAATGTTTAAAGAAAAATTGGGGCGAACTAGCAGATGAGTCTATACACAATTTAACCCCTGCTCTAGTTAAACAATGGCGTGATAAAAGATTGAAGCAGGTTAAGGGCGCAACTGTCATTAGAGAAATGGCGATGTACAGTTCAGTTTTTGACTTTGCACGAAAAGAATTATTTTTAACTAAAGAAAATCCATTCAAAGAAATTACAAAACCTTCAGCACCGCCGCCAAGACACCAACGTATTAGTGATGACCATATTAATAAAGTAATTAAAGGCTTGGATTATGAATGGGGTAAAACACCAACACAGCCTAGACACCGTGTTGCGTGGTCATTTCTCTTTGCCCTTGAGACTGCAATGCGTAAAGGTGAAATCCTTAGCGTGCAAAAGTCTTTAATATTTACTGACTTTATCCGGCTATTAGATACCAAAAACGGCTCATCTCGTGACGTGCCTTTAACTGCCAAGGCAAAAGAAATGCTTTCTTGGTTGCCAGATGATCCAAACGATAATCGCATGGTACCGCTTACATCGAATGCTTTCCGCTTAATTTGGCAACGTAATTTACGCCGTGTTGGTTTAGATGGTGTTATTACTTTCCACGATTCAAGGCATGAAGCAATCACGCGCTTTGTTCATGACTATCGTTTGCCTGTTGAAATCCTTGCCAAAATTACAGGTCACAAAACTATTAGTGTACTGGTTAATACCTATTACAATCCGACTGCATCCGAAATAGCCAAAATGCTAAACGCCGCATAATAAGAAGCCCCTATCTAGGGGCTTTATTTTACATGTCTTGTTTCTTGGTAAACTGCCACCAAGTTTTGTTGTAATAAACTTGGTTCTGCAAAAAGTTAATTTTTAATTCATTGCCGTTATAATCATAAAACTTAGTTACTTCACCGTTTTTATTTATATCAGCAAGCAGGTTGCATGTATGCTCAGCCTTACCTGCCTCCATAACCATAATCATCACTTGCGCCATTTTAAAAACTCAAATTGCTTTTACGCATAATGATACTTGAATATTGTTATTGATTGAATGCGCCGTGCACCCTGAAAACAGAATGCACAGTAGAGTAATAAAAGTTGCTAGCTTGGTTCTCTTACACAAAAACACTTTATGCGATCCGGTTACTAATCCATCCATAAAAGAATTGCTCTTGCGTGGGATTGCGTTCGCATATTTCAATATAACGTTGGCCCTGCATAATATTTAGTACCTTAAGCATCACCTTCTCACCATCTTTACCACGTTTGGCAAGAAAGATTTTTAAAGCCCCTAACGTAGCTGAACCATAAATACCATCAACGGCTAGATCGGGCCAACCGCCTTTACCTTGGTTATTCAATAGATTCAATGCTCGTTGTAATAAAGGCTTTGCAAAAGCTACGCCGCAGTTAACACCAGTATCAAGCAACTCTTCAGCAATCAAAGGAGATAAGGTATTAACCTGGTCAAAACGAGGGTTAATCCAATATTGCTGTTTATAAATTTGCTTTGCCAAATCCAAAGGCAAATCACGCATTGGGCCCTTCCAACCATTTACCCGTGCAACCGCTTCAGTAATGCCGTATTTGGTCGCCCCTCCTCGATCTGCCGGGTTATTTACATACCCACCTTCACGTTTAATTAATTCATCAAGATATTGTTCGATGTTCATTTCACTTTTCCTCAGGTAATAAAAAACCGCCCGAAGGCGGCATTAACTGTTTGAAATATCGTTTTTGGCTTTCTTGACTTCTTTTAGTACTTCGATAATTGTCTTACCTTCCTGTTTGTTAATGAAGTTAAAAATCCAGCGGACTAAAGCCCAACCGGGTAAACCACAAACAAAGAAGAATCCACCAAGTGCAATCATCCCCCATATATCAGTAACCCATTCATGAAGCCCCCACTTCACGATAATGAATGAACCGCCAGCAAGGCTTGATACAACCGTACAGATCAAACCTACAGCCCACTCTTGTGGTGAACGTGGCATACGTGTCATTAATACAACTGCTGCAACCAAGCCGACCGCTAAAGCCACCACAATTGCAACACCATAAAATTTTAATAGTGCTGTAAAACCGCTTGTAGAAACTGGTTCCATGCCTTTTACTCCAGAATTAGGCAATAAAAAAGCACCCATTTGGGTGCCGTGTTTTAGTTAAAATCAAACTTCTAAAGTCGCCTGTGTCACTCTCGCCGAGTAGTTCCATGATGTAGGTTTCCAGACATCACGCGCCGCAACCCGAATGTAATAGGTTGTGGTCGAATCCAGATTTCCAATTGTGCAGGCATTCTCGGTACCGGTCCAACTCGCTGCCAGCGTTTCCGGATCAAAGCTGGCATTTTTACTGATCCACACTTGGTAATCTTTCAAGTCTGGTACTTCACTTGGTATCCATGTCACCGTGATTGAGTTGGATGTAGTTGATGTATAGACGTTAGTCAAGATCGGTGGCACTGGGTTGCTGATATTCAGATCTGTAAAAGTACTTGTACTGTTGGCTGTTTTACTGGCAACACGAACGGTATAGTTTCTCTGTATTCCATCTACCTTAGCCTCGTCCATGGAATAACTATAATCAGTACTGGTTGTTTCAACAGTTCTGAGTAATTGACTACCAGATAAGATTTGCACCACATAACTTTCCGCACCATATGCAGGTTGCCACTGCACTTTAAATGACATTCCAACAAATGGCGACTGCAGTGATAAACCCTTCACACCAGATGGACGCCCACCATTTAAAGTATGGCTATAAGCTGTGACTTCATCTAAAGTTTGTTCTTTCTGCTGCAGACCATTGAAGCTGGTGAATTTGAGATAGATGGTTTTATCAATCAGATTCGAATTGAATTCATGCTGAAAGATCGCTTTATCTATTCGAACAAAGGATTCACCGGCATTATGCGCTAAAGCATCATCAAACCGTCCACGTAACACACCACCAAGCGTATACAAGCCAGATCCGTTTAAGGTTGCTTCGACATAGCTGACATATTCATCACCGACTCTACAGAGCGTTGTATTCACCTGAGCATCTTCAGACGTCCCACTAAAAATCTGACTTGATGTATTTAGCTGCACTTGCATAGATGAGGTGCTGGCATTAATTGCAGTAACCAACTGGCCATAGCGCGCAGATCCGTAAATTGTTCCAATCATTTCATACGTTGTATTGTCTAGACTCGCCCAGACATTACAGCCGCCCCAGTTACTTCCGCCTGATGCTGCTACCCATACCTGATTTTTACCATCCGTCAGATCGAGCGGCGGTTCAAAGATTACCGGCGCATTAACATTACCTGGTTCCTCGTTACCCCCCTGATATCCGTTTGATGCCTGTAAGTCGTATTCAACGGCTGAGCGTGAACCTAAGGCCAGTTCTTCTGCAGTCACTGTGAGTAATCCGTCCTGATCCTCCTCGATACGCGTGATACGCACGGGAAAGCGATCTAAACCCAAAGACTCATCTGTCAGCGTCACGATATCCATCGGCTCGAGTCGGCAGTACTTCCAGCCAAGATCAAACTCATACTCATTGCGCACGTAAAGTTTGCGCTGCAGCAATAATTGCACAGCATGTCGGGCAATCTTCGGCTCACAGAAAAAGTCGTACTTCACTGGATCTTGGGTACGTAGTCCAAACATTTCAATATTGGCCTGATCCTTGGCCTCAACGGTTTCAGTGTTGTACTGATTGAAGCGATTCACGTACTCAATCTGACAATGATTAAACGCATCTGTATCACGGCTACGCTTCACGCGAACGGGCTGATCATCACCAATGAAGTCATCATCTGTTAAATGATAGGCTGGTGTCAGATCCGGTGTAAACGTGACTCCATTTCCAGATACCGCAGTGTCACCATATGAGCGAATTTTTAAACCATCCGGGCTGGGTACGATTGCACAATTTACCGCCTCAACAATTTCATTAATGATTTCATGAGCGGCACGTTGTTCTGTCAGTGCAGGGCTGATAAATAAGCCGGTTGCTGTACAGTAACGTCGAAACTCTGACAGATCTGCCATGTTTAAGTTAGGTGCAGCACCGTAGCGTGGATGACTAATTAGATCTTCAACAACGTCGGCCGGATTTGCATCATGAATCGTATCTGAGAACGTAATGTCGCTAATCACTTCAAAATTATGATTTGATAATGATGCGCTGCCACCCAAATCATAATTAGCGCAGGCGATATAGCCCAAAAATGGGTAATGTACTGCCTGATCAGGGTGCATGGATGCCAGATAACCCCAGACCTGATTCTGGTCACCGTCAAAGAGTTCAAATCCGAGCTGGTCAATTGGCTTGAGCTGCACACCGCCTTCAGTTTTTGGAACAATCTGCTCCTTATCTCGCCAGATATTGCCAATGTCACGTATTTTGGTTTCGCATAACCCCAGCATTAACGATGCACTGTATGTATACGTTGTATTACTTGTTTTCGTTTTACCGCCCTTACCTCCCGACTTGGTTGTTGTGGTATGCGCAGTCGATGAGAAATCGCCATACCAGAACATATTCGCAGCCAACCGGTTTTTGCCATAGACCAGTGGCTGGCATAGTCCATATGCAGATTGCTGAACACGCATAGAGTTGATGCGGTTGTCTGATGTACTGATTGTTGTACTGCCAAAGATACCACCCATTATTTTTTCAGCCTCTTCATACGAAAAAACCCGGCGATTCGCCGGGCTAAACTTCCTTTGGTACCATCTTGAAGAATGACTCCCAGATGGATATATGAATGAATGATCGTTGGCCATTCAACGACAATTGCACCATGGCTGACGCATTTGCCAATTTTATAAAGCACAATATCTCCCGGCTCTGGTGGCCCGTCCACTTCAAAGCAGACACTCCGGATATGCTCAAGATATCGCTCACCCATCTGATGCATGTGCCAATCTGGTGGATACGGGCGCGGATCTAAATGGTCCATGAGTCCAACTTTTTCGTAGACTTCACAGATCAGCGTACCGCAATCCACACCCACGCCTTTTACACGGCCCTGGTGGTGATATGGGGTACCGAGCCAAGTCAGGGCTTCAGCAACGGCAAGATCATTTTTCTGCATAGACTCACCTAAATTTTTACAATAAAAAACCCCGAGTTGGGGCTTATGATTAAAACAAATTTATACCTACTCGATTTGATCAAGCTCAGCTTCTTTTGAAGCAACATAGATTAAATATTCTTCTTCGCTCACAGCTTCAACAGTATGAATTGTCGATAGTACATTACCGTCTGACACTTCAAAGATACCGATTAAGTCGTTAGTGTCTTTATCAGTGACTTTAAAATATTGACCGTTTTCTATTGTGTAATCGCTCATGCCGCTTGCCCTCCATCTGTAATTGTCCAACCGTTTGCAATTAAACTCGCACGAGCCGCTGCCGCTGTTGAATTGTATTTTAAATTTGCTGCACCTAGAATTTTTGCAGTTGTGCGAGCAATCCATGCGCCTTGACGAGTTGTACCAATATCTGCCCACAATGCGTTCAAAAATGCACTGTAGTTCGCTGCTGACATCCCGCTGTTATCTAAGAAGTTTGCTAAATTTACGTTGATATTAAACTTCGTACACCACGCAGATAAGTCTTGATTATATGAAGTCGCACCATTGAACATATTGCTCATGTCTAGGACTTTAGATATGTTCCAGTTGCTAATGTCCTGATTGAATGCTGTTGCTTGTTGGAACATGTAAAGCATATTAATAGCAGATGATACATTCCACATTGAGAGCGGTTGATTAAACTTAGAGTTCAACCAGAACATTCCACCGAATTCTGTTCCTTTCGAGACATCCCAATTAGACAATGGTCTATTGAATGAAGTCTCTCTGAACACAGAGCCGAACGATGTACAACTTGACAGATTCCAAGTATTTACATCTTGATCGAATGGTAATGCCCCAAAGAAAATTCCGTTAATCGATGTTGCTTTGGACATATTCCAGTTTGAAACGGGTTTATTAAATGATTTAGCATTTTTAAACATGCTTGTGAAATTAGTTACGTTACCCACATTCCAGTTATTTAAATCCTGATTAAATGCCAGCGCACTCTCGAACATGCTTGACATAAATATCGCATTTGACACGTTCCAATTCGATAATGATTTATTAAAACTGGTTGCACCTTGAAACATATTAGAGAAATCAGTCGCTGTCGCCACATTCCAATTGTTTAAGTCTTGATTAAACGATGTGGCACCTGCAAACATTCCATAGAAACTAGTGGATTTTGAAACGTTCCAGTTCGACAGCGGTTTATTGAATGATGTCGCGCCTGAAAAACATTGTCTGAACATGTTTGTATTCGACACGTCCCAATTACCGATTTCTTGATTGAACTTGATATTATTGAAGAACACCATTTGCATGTTTGTGACTGGATTAACGTTCCATTTTGTCAAATCATATCTGACCTTTCGGTTATTTGAGAACATTCCGTTTAGACTGCCAACAAAATAAGGACGACTTGAATAATCGATTAACGCTTCGGTATCCTCCGTACCGCCTGCAACACAAATATCCCCAACGAAATAGTCCATCGTTATAAATGCGAATGGTTTATTATCATCAATTGTGACTTCGAGATAATTCCATGTCGAATTTGGTAACGTCACGGTTGTTGAATCGATCGCTGGAATCACAGTAGGTACGACATTCTGAACCACACCAGTACTTAAAAGTCCTGTAAACTTACCACCTACAATTTTAAGCGGACGGCTGGCGATGACTGTAGTTCCGTTAATCCAAAGCCCTACTTTTTTATATTCACCGTTTTTGATGACTTTCAAGTTAGAGACACCAGTTTGCGGAAATACTCGTTTGGTTGTGTCGACACTGTCGGGCGTCGTTATATTGAATGTTTGACCCATTTAAGTTGCTCCTATACTAACCATTGTGAATCTAAATAAGCTATACGTGCAGCGATGTAACGATAAATCTGCTCGATGTTCGGGTAATCATTACCAGTGAAATCTGTAGCTAGGCCCCATTTCGCTTTATCAGCGACATAGACCTCTCGTGGAATATCCTTTGCAACAGTTCTGTAGGTATTAACCACTTTTTCTATGGTTAAACTTTTCTCGTTTCTGAATTTAGTCCACATCGCTTTGATTTCATTCGAGTAAACCGTTCTAAACGTCTGCCAAATATCTACATTAATCAGAAACCCATTTTGCGTGGCGCCAGCATTCCTATACCAGTTCAGTGTCAGATCCATGTCATACGGTAAGATTGACCAATGCACACCATCCCAAGTAAAGAGATTGTAGTTATTACCATCAATGTCCCAGTGTCCTGTGAGTTCGGCGAGGATGTAGAAAAGCACCCAATGAGGCAGATTTAAAACAGTTGCATGATTGGCATAATTTGCGGATAAACCTTTGGTGAAATTAAAAAGGCTATCAATCGCTGCTTGAACTGTCGGGAAAGCAGATGGGATAGGGCCTTGGTCACTGTAACCCTTCATCTTTGGTGATTTGATTTCCCATTGCGTATAATTAAATGAAGCATTTAATCGGGCTCTATATTCAGCGTTGTCTAAAAAGATGTGATTTAAATCAGCATTATTTAATGCATAGTTTTCACGCGTTTTTTTCAAACGAAGTGTATATAGACCGTGAAAAGTATCATTCAAATAAATTTCAACGGGAAAACCATGGGGATAGTATTTCGCATCAAAAGTAAATTCTGCTTTATCGCTACGAGTTGTTGATTGCGCATAAATAGAATTGTTTATTTTGCAGTATGGGTAATCCAGCGTCTCAACTAAGCTTTTCCAGAAGCGGTATCCCGCTTGGTCCCGTGTATGTGTTGGATCTCGATAAAACGCTTTCAAATGAAAACTACTTGAAGAAATCATGTCACCAAATTTGACACCTAATTCCTCGCCATTTGAATTATATAAATCGAACGTATAACCCTTTTTGAAGTCATTTGCAGAGCTTGCACCTTGCACGAACATCTCTACGTTACATTTGAGATATTGCTCAGTCTCAGTGGGGTTGCAAAATAATACGGTTCCTTTAGTGCCTACTTGACCAGTCGTATCTGTTGGAAAATTCAAAGCTTCGACTTTGAGACGCATATATCCCTGATGCGTGACATTTACTTTAGTCTTTGTTGTCAATTTAGCTGTAGTATTTTGTTCTAAAATACTTAACACTGAATTGATAGTGTCTACTTGAAGATTTGAGCTTGATAGATACGGGATATCAACAGTCCCATCTTTAAAAATCGCAAATAAAATATTCCCTGAATAATCAGATATTTTAAACAGGTACGGGTTTGAAACGCCGCTCGAATCTTCTAAGCCGAGTTGTAAAGGCGCCTGTGGTGTATTTAATAAGTCACTATAGCCGATATTAAAATTACCACTGATCATGCCATCACGGCCGATTTTAAGTAGCGTATTTTTAGAAGCATCGGATACGACAAACAAATTTTCAGGATCTGTAGTAACGTTACCCAGCAAGCTCAAGAGAGAAACTAAACTCTGATAAGTCGTATCGGATGGTTTAACAGTATCAGTATATTCTTGTGTTAAATTTAAATGCGTATAGCCTGATCGATCAATCGCAAGTAATCGATTGCCAGCATTATCAGTAATCACTAATAAAAACTCAGGATCATTCGTAACGACATTAAAGTATTTTTTAAATAACTGATCTGTATAGTCTTTTGATTGCTTTAATGAATCATAAGGACTTTTCGTTAAGCTTGTTGCAGAACTACTGGCTTTATACCAAGTCCCACCATTAGCAACTTCACCAATATTAACCAAGTCTTTAACAGTATCAGTTGTAAGTTTGGGCATAATATTCGCAATGTCTGCATTTGCTTCCGCAAGTGTTGCATAAAATTTAGTTGCCCCTACTTGGAATTTACTCAACGCATTATCAACATACGTTTTATCAGCTTTTGGCGTTACTGCTGCATTCAATTCAGCTTTGGTCGCACCTTCAACATTTAAGTAGATTAATAATTTTTCTAGCGCAGTTTTAAAACCTGCCTGAGTCACGCTGTTACCGATAAACTCTAAAATATTTGGTAAAGGCATTTTCTTACCCCATAAAAAAACCCACTCGATATGAGTGGGCGGATTAAATTTAAAATCTAGTTAAACGGATGTTTCTGGAATCGGAATAAACGGCGCACCACGGAACCGAGCAAAGTTATTGAAGCGGTTCTGGCAAGTTTCCAGACGCTTGTCGCAACCCGGATAAACCTTGATTCTCTGCCCCACCTCAGGATATTCAAGTAGTGGCAAAGTCAGCAGCAGGACATCAAGCTCATGCAAACGGATGGTTCGCTTAAGGCCCTTGTTACCGCCTTCTAAAAACTCGATCACGCCTTGGGTAAACCACCCCTGCGGCTGGTTGATATCACACAGGATCCGCGATGCAGTACTGCCAGCAGCAATCGTAGTTTCAAGCGCATAATTTTCACGATTCAAACCACACGCGTGATCAAACAGTGTATTACTGCAGCTCGGCTGGTATAGATTACGCGGCATCTGCACGTTCAATTCATCCAAATCTGATGCAACACTGGCCTGTATCGTATTGCGATCAAACTCAGGTTCAATAATTCGGCCTTCAAACAACTTGATTGTTCCCGCACTGGTATCCGTTGGTGTGGATGCATCCATAAAAATACGTTCAAGCTTGAAACGTGCACCATCCATTTGTCCATTATGAAAAGCCTGAACAATACGCAAACTTTCAAAAGTTTCTTCATCCGTAACATCAATTGTTATGGATAAGTTATCCACTTCTACACCCAACGATAATGTGATGCCATCCCGGCTAATGATAGGGCCATCTGAGCGATAAAGTTCACCCCCAACAATGAGATCAAAATCATAATTGGTGTATCGATATACGTCGTTTTGAACGGTAGTGATCGTATATAGATCGGCCATCACGAACTGATTTGCATCTAATAACGCAATAAGTTTATCTGAAGCTGCTCTCATACCTTATTTCCTAATGACCCAATCATTTCGACTTTTCCAGCTTTCCAAAGCTTAGACATAAAATTAGTATATTGCTGTTCATCATCAGCAAAACGACATCGATAGTAAAAGGTACCAGTTACAGTAATAGATTCTCCTTCTAATAGTGGAATCGATAGCTGCAACATACCATTATTTGTAATAACAAATTGAAGTAACCACATTTGACTTTCAGGATCTGACCACATCGGTTTTGATGCATTCTCACTCCACATCAACGGATCTTCACTCTGTTCCGCTTGGGTATGTTGTAAAGGGATCTGAGTGGTATTGATCTGCTTATAAAGCTGGAATGACGTTTGAACCCCATCGCCTACAAACGTGCACTGAAATTCATTGTCCTCAGGCATCTTGAAAAGAAATGAATCAAATGAGCCACGGCGCTCTAGAAAGAAACCTTCAAGTTGCTGTAATTCATTACGCCCCTTGCTCTCCCGAAGGAATGCAAAGGACATGCTGATCTGATATTTAGGTACTGCCTGATAACTAGCCCTTAGTTCTCGACCATTTACTGATTGCATGATCTTGGTATTAAACATCGGGGTTTTGGTGAGATCCCACTCTAAACCCGGCAGTTCAGGAAACAATACGTCTGACATGAATCCTCCTTATTTACCAAAGCCACGGCGATAACCCTTTAAACCACCTGCTACTTCACGTCCGTGCTTTTTCATGAAGCGTTTAATATCTCTTGAATCCCAAGCCTGAATATTAAACACAGCATTTTCACCACCTTGGCCAGTAAGATCAGAATTATCTGACATACCTGAGTTGAATGTAGATTTCCCTAGCTCACGGATAGTGTTCGCATGTTGTGCGGGTAATACCATTTCATCTTCATGAAGTTGGGTTATAGGATTAACACCGGACGGAATATCGTAACCGCCTCGAGCAGATTTAATCTTGCCGGCTAGGCCCGCAACTAAACCAAACGCAGCAGCTCCGGCACCTACGGCGAGAACTGGACCGACATACGGAATTGCGACCATCGCTTTAAAAGCTCCGGCCATTGCTTCCCAAGCGGACATCATGATGCCTTTGATAGCTTCAGCTGCTTTTAATCCCAATCGAGCTAAACCACCCGCAGCTGTAACACTGGTACGTGTTGCCTCACCTGCGATCGTTGCTCCCGTTTGAGCCGCTTGGCCAGACGCTTCCGCAGCCGTTTCAGCAGTAATGAACCCGTATTTTTTTGCAAGCTTCATTGTCTGAATACGTAACCAGCCTTGCAGCTCTTTGGTAGCAGATTGCAGAACAAATGCACCCAAGTCAGTTAAAACCGCCCTAGTCGCATTATTCCAAGTCAAAGTACCATTCATTAGGGATTGAATACCCTGATCCCATAGACTGGCTAAACGAGAAGTAAACCCGCCGAACTTGGCTTCATAATCGGCCATTTCAGCTTCGCTAATCATCCCGTTTAGCTTTGTATCAGATACTTGCTTGCCGGTATCTAGACCTGAAATATTCTCAAGTATTTGCCCTTGATTTCCTTGCTTACCAGAAATTCCTGAAAGTTCATTTTCAAGATCTAGACGGTCTAGAAGTCCTTGGCGTTTTATCGCCGTAAGCGTGTCTTCTAAAAACTTTTCTCTCTGAACTTTTTGAACATGGGAAATTTTGTTTGCATCAAAATCTGCTTGAACTTGTGCCATTTCAATTTGATATGTACGCTCAGCAACACGCTGAAAATGATCAATTTCAGCTTCTCTAATTGCTTTGGTTTTTTCAAATAATTCCATTTTAAGAGCAAGTATTTTATCGCTGGCTTCTTTCTCAGCTTGAACAATTGCATTGATTTGTTCATCACCTGTAAGTGTTGATTTTTCAATCTCAGCAATTGCATTTTTCAGATCAATTGCAACTTTCTCTTGCTCACTGGCATACTTATATTTCAGTGCTAGCCTTTGTTTTTCAGCTTCCTCAACTTTTTGAGTTTGAATCGACTCAAGTTTGGTAAAGGAGGATGTTACAGAAATGACTTTACTTGGATCATCGCCCAAAACAGAGTTAAGCTTATTATAATAACTATCTCTCTTTTGGTGATGTGGTTGAGCATTGATTTTATTACCATCATAATCCCAACCAATCGTATTTTTTCCAACAATCTTACTAAGTTCACTGTAACCAACATTCTTAGAAAGGGCATTTTTAGACTTTGTATAAGACTTATCGTTAAATATTTCGTTAACTAGAAATCTTGCCTGAGCATCTAAAGCGTCCTGTGTTTGCTTAATATTCCCACTGGAATCCATCAAGCCTTGAGAGCTCAAATACTTCTCTAGATTTACAGCACGACTTTTTTGCCAAGAAATCATACCCGTATTTTTTTGACCATTATTCTTATCGGTGTGAGAACCATACAAACCACTGTTTTTGAAATCATTCTCACGACCTACTTCTGCAGTTAAATATCTGGCTTGTTTATCAGTTAAAACCCCTGTATTCATAAATGCTTGATAGACCTTAAGCATATTTCGGGTAGTCTGATCTGTATTCGCAGTTATGGCAGACTGCTTTTCTAACTCCTTGGTTTGCTCTTTAAGAGCCTCTGCTGCCTTCTTTTCAGTTTCAGTTCTGGCGTCTTCCTGCTGTTTGAGTTTGTAGGCTTGATTTATTGAATCGCCCAATCCCTGCGGAGTTTGTGCATTAAATGCCGTTCCAGATTTCTCCTTTGCATCCGCATAAAACTCGGCTTTCTCACGCGTATATCCTTGTTTCATTAAATCTTGAATATACTTTTCTTTCTCTTTAGCTAACTCAACGCCTTTAACATATTCCACTTGCTTAGCAGATAGATTGGCGTACGCTTCGGTTACTTTATCAACTGATTTCGCATGATCTTTATTATCCGTTGAGCCTTGTTTAATAGTATTGCTATAGACTTTTAGTACTCGATCAGCCTCAACAACTTTCTTTGCTTCTTCCTTAAGCGAAAAGACCTTATCATCAATACTTGCCTTAGCATTAGCATTGACTGTTTTTAACTGATTGATACCTCCAGCTAATTGCTCAGCAACAATTCTACCTTTTCGGTATTCCTCAAAAAGATAACTAGCTGCTGCTCGATCCTCATCAGATACGTCAGAATTTCGAGTAATAGCATCAACTAAGCCAAGCAATTCATTTCGCTGGTTACGATAGGCTATACTCGTTTTTTGCAACTCATCTGTAGCTTTACGTGTCAAAACGCGCTGTTGTGAAGCTTCAAGTTTTTCATATTCGTCTCGAAGTTCAGTTACAGACTTTTTCTGAGTATCCAAAGACGGCGCTAAATCATCACTACTATTTTTCATATAGAGAAATGCTGCACCAGCAGCAACGCCTTGAACGGCCAGCATAGCTAAACCAGCTGGACCACCTAATAACGCTGATGCACTACGCAAAACCCCCATTGCAGTAGCTGTGCGTATTGCTTGACCTTGCAACGCAGATAGCTGTACCTGATAGGCCACACCCTGAGCAACACCAATTAAAAACTCCTTTGTTAAAATTGCTAATTGAACTGCTAAACGTGTTGCAATAACTGCGGCCAAGACAACTAAAACAGTTTTAATAGTGTCGAAATTTTTAGAAATGGAAGTGATTACAGGGGTAATATTATTAACCAAAATTGCCTGTAGGCCTTGAAACTGTAATTGCAACTTAAATACATTTTCTTTTGCGGTTTTTAAGTTGGCAATCATCTCTGTAGACATAATTGCACCAGCTGCCTTAGCTTCATCCCCCCATTTTTTAAACCCAGCACCACCATTTTGTAGCATTGGAATTAATGCGCTTCCGTCATCTACAAGCTGCTCCATATAGGTGACAATTTCAGCATGAGATAAGTTTGCTTTTTCTAAGCCGTTATAATATGCCTGTAAAACATCTGGCCCACTAAGATCCTTAAATTGATCAATGGTGACGCCAACTTTTGGACCAATCTTTTCAAAAAAATCCATCATCTCGCCTTCACCACGGCGAGCTTCACCAAGTTTATCTAAAGCATCTTTGCCCATAGAGCCAAACTGGTCCATAGATAGGCCGGCCATTTCAGCGCCTTTAGAATAGTACTGAAACTTTTCAGCTGAAGTGCCGACCAATTTTGCTAATTTATCTACTTCATTGCCAGTATCAATAGTTTGTTTAGCAAAAGCTACGAGGCCACCGATTGCTAAACTTTGAGCAAGTGTTGAGGCAATGTTCATACCTAAAGTTTTGATTCTACTGTTGATAGAAGTTGAAACTCGATCAAAGCTTTCTTCCATGCTGGATAAATCAACACTAAAATCAATATTGCGACCAATATTTTCAATATTATTAGCTGAACGCTCTACAATTGCTTCACCTTCATGCATTCCACGCTGAAGCTCAGCAGTGTTTGCGCCTACCTGTACTTCAACACGATTTTCATTACTTGCCATATTGACCTCGCGGGCATAAAAAAACCGCCTTTCGGCGGTCTTTAATAAACTTAAAATTACGGATTTTTACTAAACCTTGTGGTTTCTGAATAACTCACTGCATCAAGAAATGCTTTAACGTAATAGGCTCCAATTTTAATAACCTTTTGCTTTTTTTCACCTATAAGTTTGATATTTAGGCCATTCCCCATTGATGCATCCTCTAAATATTTCTTTGAAAGTTGAATGCAATTATTTTCAGTAACTAATACATCATTAAACATTGAACCAACATTCCGACTTCCATTGATAACTGGTAATTCTTTTTGGTTAATATCATATGCTGTTTTAAAGAAAGCCCAATTCTTACTATCATAGGTAGTCATTAAACAATATAGCTCACTACCATCATTAGCTTTTGTGAAAGTTAGATAACCCATCATTAACTCATTATCAATATTTTTACCTTCATTTATAGTTAATATTGGGGATTTATAAGTTCTAGTGCCTTTGTAATTATCAGTTGTAAAAGTAACACGCTTATATGTTGAGTCGTAATCTACCGGTTCTTTAAGTGCCTCCAAAGTAGCACACCCTACGAGGCTAATTCCTAACAAAGCAGCAATTACTAAATTTTTCATGAAAACACCAATTATTATTAAGTAGCTTTAATTTAACAAACCGATTACTTTTTGTCACATTGAAAAAATACAAGGGCGACCTAAGTCACCCCTGTGGGAAAGCTTTTAATGTTTCTAAAATATCTGGCAAATCTTCCTCTGGTATATCATCCTCTGGCTCATCTTTATCTACACCAAAGAAACAAGCCAGCATCAAGTAAATTCGATGAAGATTAACCTCTTCGGGAGGAAACTTTTTGTTATAAGCATTCATTGCTCTTAAACGTGGTAAGTCCATTTCATTACGTACGTAATCATAGTCCTTACCAGTTTTAAGCACTAAATGAGTGTAAAGCTCCTCCCAGTCTATTCCCCCGAATCGGTTGCCTCTTTGTCGCCTTTATGGTCAAGACCAGAAACATTTACCACAAGATCCAAAATTTCTTGCATATTGCCGATATCAATCAATTCATCGGCAATAAATTCACGGGTAATGTCAGGATAATTTCGCTTTAAACAAATGTGGGCCATATCAATAATGACTGCTACCGGCACTGAAGCCGAGCTTAATTGATCCTGAAAACGCTCAATAGCCCCCAAAGGAGCCGGTGCAAAAATCCATTTCTGGCCAGCAATCTTTTTTTCGTTTCCGCGCGGGTTATCAACTTGCTTAAATTGCATTTACTTTTACTCCGAAATTGACCAATTAAACACACGACCTAAATCATCAGCAAACGCCTGAAACTCAAATTCTGGCGTATCGTAATCGTCTTGCTTACCAGCAAGAGACATTTTTGTACTGACACATTTGAAGAGGTGCAGCGTTAAGATTTTCCCGTGATATTCCTTATGAAGATCTAACGAGAATGACGGTGCCTCACCCATTGGCAAATTCATAACTGTTGAAGACTTTGCACCGGCCATTGTTGTGGAGTATCGATAATTAATAAACACTGGCAAATTGGCATCAGCTGTAGCAAATGTATATGCACCTGTAGACTCATCAACTGAGTATTGCCCTGCTGCTGGTGTAGACTCAACACGAATCAAAGGAACGGCCTTTGCATTAGTTACCCCTAGATCCGCCACAAAAACCCCAGCATTTGGCGGGGTTGGTGTAACGGTTCCACCTACAGGCACTGGCGTAGCAGTCAGTGAGCGTGCCACTGCTGTAGCTGAACCGGTAGACATGGCTTGACCAAATAAAATGCTATTAACCAGAAGACCGTTTAAACGAGCAACTTTTGCTTTACCTGTAATCTTGCCTTTGCCTCGTGCAATGTCTACAGGAAACTGTCCTTGACCATAAAGCTCTTTTACATCAAAGCTAAAATCCACCGAGTTATCTTGTAAAATTCCAAGCTCGAAAGATGTGGGTTTGGCAATCTGTGCGCCGTATGCATCAGATAATGGTGTAGCAAATAGATTACCCACACCAAATGAATACTGAGCCATATGTAATACTCCATAAAAAAAACCTGCTAAAAAGCAGGTCTTTGGTGAAAATTTAATTAATTAACTAAAATGCTGATCGGTATGACGGCGACGGCTTGATCACCTAACGTACCCTCATCTGTTTCAATGGTTCCATCAATCCAGCAATGAGTAACCAAACTATTTAAAGTCTGGCATTTTTCAATTTCTGGAAATTCCGGTTGTAAAGCTGCTTCAATAGCATCGACTAATGGATTAAGCACACTAGATGGAACTTGCTCACCGGTTGTACGTGCGTACAAATAAATATCAGCATATAGCGTCCATTTAGGCTTTACACCGGTAGCAGGGTTACCTTGAACTACGTTTTGCTGCCCTTGAGCTAAACATAAATATGGCTGTTCAATGTCGGGTACATCATTCCAGTGTCTTAAACGCCGTTCTGCAGTAACAAAACCATCAATATTTTTTAATAGATCAAAAAGAGCTATAAAAATTGCTTCACGATTAATACTCATGCTATGCCCCGCCGTATTGATACTTCCAGATCCTGTTTAATCTCCTTTCTCATCTCTTCTAAGGCAGACCTTAAAAAAGAATTCTCGGGCAAATTAACCTTGCGTGTGTGAGCCTTAATGTTGACCTGCTTAGGGTTTATAGATTTACCAAAAGCCATTTTGATCATTCTTAAATGGGCCTTTACAGTTACGTCACCTTTGAATCCATACTCATGCGGAGGAGCATATTCAACATTGGTACCCACAATACCGGCAACACCATTACTTAATTCGATAAGCTTTTGAGTTATCGAACGTCCTAAGCGACCAGTACGTTTATTAAGGACTTGACCGTTCAGCTTTTCCCGCTTTACCTTGATCAATAACTTTAATGTAGATCTGGCAATTGATTGCCGGACCTCCGCATCAATTCGATCAACAGTAGCGCTTAAATTGGCGTCACCATCTACATGATAATTAATCATCATATTGGAACGACTCGCTTATATTGCTGTAGTGTTGCTCTTGCCGATGGAGTTAATTCACCTATGAAAAATGAAATAGTTTCATTCGCCAAGGTTTTAGACTGTATGCCGATTCTGTCTTTTTCCTTAAAGCGTAGTGCTACAAGGTCAATTACAGCTTGTTCAATATCACTCGGGACCTCATCAAAACCGGCTTCATATTCAATCTGAATATTTCGCCGGCCATGAGCAAAGCAATCCCCTTGCAAAATTAACCACCAGTCAGCCCAGCGATAACCGTAGTCGTGAAAATTGGACGATTCTGGTATTACCCTACCATTAACAAGAACTTTGTTAATAAGACGTATATCTGGCTCTTTTAGAACAAGTTCAGATTTTCCGTTTCCATCTCGATATTCAGTTACTGAATGTCTTAGGACTTCCCGCTCTAGCCAATTTTCAATAAAGGCACTTGCAGCATCGATCATGCGTGAAAGTAAGGCATCTGCTTCAGCTTGAGACGATTTGAGCCCTAAGAACTCCTTAACTTTTTCTAATGTTGTAAGTGCCATATTGATTACGCCTTTTTACCTTTAGCTTTGTCGGCATCTGCTCCAGCTGAAGCAGATGCATTTACAGCTGCTGCGGCCTCAGCCTCCGCTTTAGCTTTGTCGGCTGCTTCCGCTTCTGCCTGCGCTTTTGCCTTGGCCTCTTCCTCGGCTTTAGCCTTAGCCAGCTTTTCATTTTCTGCCGCTTCTTTGGCTGCGGCCTCAGCTGC